AAGAAGAGGTGATCATGGCGATGCAGGTGTATCGAGATTACAACGAAGCGGCGAGGAATTCAATTCGGAACATGGCTATCAGCAGGGACTTTCATCGAGTAGAACTGCCAAGAGGAATTCGTCTGATCCGAATCTGCAAGCCACTGGGGCGTGATCCGTATGCGGTCTACCACAGCGCTCCTACCATCAAGTGTGCCGAGTACCAAGTAACTGCGAGAGAGGTAGATCGAATCTCAGAATGGGAGGCGTTCTAACCGTGGCGAATACGTACAGTGTGGATAAACATCCGAAGAAGAACGCGATCATAAGGGAACTGATCAACCAGGTGCCTTATGACAAGATTGCGAATAATTACGGGTTAACATTCAGTTCTGTGCAACGTTATGCAACACAAAAACTCCGAATGAGTGCTGCAAAGGCGCTTGCGAAAGGGAGTTACAACGGAGAAGCACTTCTTGCAAGGATAGAGGACACAATAGTTTACGTGCAAAAAATGTACGATGCGTGTAACGAGTGGCTGCAGGATCCCGATGATAAAAGCAAGTATAATCTGGATCCTCGAGCACATGAACACCAGGTCATCTATAACTGGATCCTGACCGATGGGGAAGGCAACGATAGTCGTATCAGAAAGAAAGCCAACCTGCAAGAATTGCTGGATCGTGCGATCCGTGACGATGAGGAAATAGTCAAGGTCGAAAGCAAGATAGCGGATCCCCGCAACCTGGTACTACAAACAGCCCAGACTTTGAACAAGCAGCTGGAGACTCTCGCGAAGATCGCAGGCGTGGTGCAGGAAGTTGCGAACATCGATGTCAACTTTAGCATCAACACAGTACTAGCAAGCACAGTGGTGCAGGTGATCAAAGATGAGGTGGACGATCCAGAGACCGTGGCGAGGATCGTAGAGAGGCTCAGCCATGACTCGTGAGGAGAGCAAGAAGTTCGTTGCGCAGCAGGTTCTCTTCGGCCTTTCTCGGGCACACTATGTCAACTACATTGGACCACGGATAGGCATTACTCCATTCGAATGGCAGATGCAGGTACTGCGCAGCAACCACAAGCGCAAGCACATCCTAGGATCTCGACAGAGCGGGAAGTCTACAATCGTTTCGTCTATACCCTGCCATACAGCTAAATATTTTCCTAAGAGCCTGAGCATCATCCTTGCTCCAACGGAGAAGCAGGCGACCGAGGACATCCTCAAGGTCAAGGACTTCATTGCTGCTGATCCTTCCTACCCAGAGATCAAGCGTGATAGCCAGGACGAGATTGCGCTCGCAAACAAAAGCAGGATCATCATCATCCCCGCCACCGAGAAGAGTGCCCGCGGATACTCCATGCCCCGTGTGATCATCCTAGATGAGTCGAGCCGCATACCGGATATGGTCTACAAGTCTGGTGTTAGACCTATGCTCACCAACAACCCAGAGTGCGAGGTCCTCGAGATTTCTACACCGAACGGCAAGCAGGGATTCTTCTACGAGTCTGCTTCATCAAAGCGATACGAGCGATATGAGATCCGCTCACCATGGCAGGTGGATCCTGGTGACTCCTTCAACCTCTTCGAATACATGAAGGAAGAAGAGTACCGGAAGATGATGAATGAACGCGGTGTTCAGGCATGGTTTTCCCCACGGCACTTCAACCTCGACGAACAGCTTGAGAACCTCGAGAAGATGGGCATGATGCAGTACCAACAAGAGTATTGCTGCGAGTTCGTCGAGCAGGAGGACATGGTGTTCAGTTATGACGACCTGGAGCGTACCTTCGGCAGAGATAATCGCGTATCCGGTCTTAATGCAGATCTTATGGACTTTGGCAAGGCTGCCGGACTGGAGGGTATGTATCAATGATAGGAGCTTCAGCTGACAAGGAATATATCTGTTCGGTGGATATCGCAAAGAAGCGCGACTACACAACAATCCAGATTTATCGCAACGGTAAAGATATCATACACCACCCCGCAGAGACCGGAAGACCGGACCAAGCCGTCTCCTTCCTCGATCTGGTTTACCAGGTGAAGATGCAAGCAGGAAGCTCGTGCATAACACGCAGCTAATTGTCGATGGAACAGGTGTAGGAGAAGTCGTGGTCGATATTATGCGAGAACAAGGTCTGTATCCTCTTCCCATCGTGTTCACCGGAGGAACAAACGTTCGCCCAGTGTATGCCGATTTCGGTAAAGTCTTTGGATCGGGAACATCGATGCAGGCTACGGTCCTCAAGGAGATCCACGTACCGAAGGAGGACCTTGTACACGCAGGTGTATTGATCATGGAGCAGAAGAGGCTGAGGCTCGCATCCAACCTGCAGCACGAAGATGATTTCAAGCGACAGATGGTTTCATTCAAGGGAAAGGTCAACGAGACCACTGGTCGGAAAAAATACGAGAACGAGTTCGACGATATACATGACGATTTCGTCGTCACCTACCTGATGGCATGCTGGTGGATGACCTATTCGCATGCATCTGCCAACCAAGACAACGAGATAGAAGACAATCAGGATGCTTCCTGGAATCCGATGGACTTTGTGTAAGGAGAGACTGACATGAGTGTTACGCAGACCCAGATGCAAAAACTGGTACAATTAAAAAGCTCGCTTAAGAGTTATCGGACGGTCTTTCAGACACAGTGGTCTGACATCATCAAATACCTCGCAGCTTCCTATGCGTCTGCGACGATCGGAAAGCCTGGGACTCAACCTGCTCCAAATTATCGGGACATACAGGATACGACCGGAGTGGAGAGCTCAAACATTCTCGCAGATGGCCTGCAGGGATATGCCTTCGGAAGAGGTATCAGCTGGTTCCGTCTTCAGTTTGAACGAGATACGCTTATGCAGATCGATGTAAACAAGCAGTGGCTCCAGTCTACCGAACGGAAAATTTACGAGCAGCTGAATAACAGTAACTTCTACGATGAGAGCAGATCCTTCGTGAAATGCGGGGCAGATTTCGGCACGGCAGTCATGATCATGGAGGAGGATTCAACGAGATCCATCCCCGTATTCTCTACGCTGCACCCAGGAACATTCGTGATCCAGGAGAATCGCCATGGAGTGGTTGATACGCTGTTCCGTGATTTCTGGATGACTAAGGAAGAAGCGATTGAACAGTTCGACGAAAACATGCTTCCTAAGGCTGTCAAATCTACGCAGGATCCTGGACAACTATTTCTGTTTCATCACTACATCGGCCCCAATTATCGTATCGAGCTCGACATTCCAGGAACGGAAGATTTTGTATCTGTGTACTGGGCTGAACAAGACGCTAAGAAGGCAGTGAAGGAAGAGCGATACGACCGAAAGAAATTCTTTGCATGGAGATGGGCGAAGAACCCATGCAAGAGCCCATGGGGAGTGGATAGTCCCGGGCAGACACAGATCCCGAACATCAAGATGCTGCAGTCTTTCCAAGGGGATCAGGTACGTTCTAGCCAACTTTCAGGGAGACCTCCGATCAAGAAGACCAAAGGATTGAAGGTTAACTTCCATCCATCAGGAATGACTGACGTGAATCCCGGCCAGGATTTTGCACCAGTGCAGGTGACTGGCGATCTTTCGTGGACACAGCTGATCAAGGAGGAGATCAAGCAACAGGTAAAGAGTGCATACTACGTCGATTTCTTCCTCGCACTCATGCAGAGCCAGCATACGAACAAAAATAAGACCGCGACCGAAGTTGCCGCGCTCCAGGATGAGAAGGCAGCCATTATGAGCGCCTTCACCAGCAGGCTGTCACATGAGTTCATCGAGCCGGTTCTCGAGGCGATATTCGAGAACGAGGTTGAGCACAAACGTCTGGATGAAATTCCCCAAGGTCTGGAGGAAGAGGATCTGAAGATCGATTATGTATCTCCGCTTGCGATGATGCAAAAACGTGCGCATGGCCTTGCAACAACCCGGCAGTTCATCACAGAGGTTGTGGAGATCATACACATGCTCGGGGATGCTGCAGCGCCGATGCTCGACAAGCTCCGGCTGGATGGATATATCGACGTTGCAGGAGAAGCATACGATGTGGACAAGCGCATCATCACCGGGGATGCATGGCAATCACTCTACGGATGGAGGGGCGCAGCCCCCGATGACATGGTGCGCGAGTACAACGCGCTGGACGACGACCACCGTGAGGTGCTCCACCAGTCGTACCGCGTGCCGGCGGCGGTGCATCGGGTTGCGATGTCCTGGGTGAGGCGCCTCAGCAACTGGCAGCCCATCGAATACCTGCCTCGCGGCGGGGGGG